ACTTGGTCTTGCCATACATTTAATGAATCCCAACAGATACCTACATCACAATCATGGTATTTCTCTGCTAGTCTTAATACTTCTCTGCACTCTTCGTCTTCAAGCTGGATATACTGCCCATCTCCAGCATAATGTTCCCTTACATCATCTATATGCCACCAGCTAGCTATCCAATCAGGGCTAGTAAGCATTACTATTTCTCTAGGATCAGGGATAGCCTGTCCTTCCGGTAAATCAAATTCAACGACTACTTTCATAATATTCCTCTGCTGGTTGAAATTTAGGTGTTGTTAATTCTTCGGTTAATAGATCAATCCATTCGCATTTTCTTGCCTCTAAAGTAATGTAATCACTCCAATCGGTAGTTTGATTTTTGCAAGCGTATGCCACAACACTTTCATAATCGGATTCTTTATAAAACTGAATCGTCCAATTCTTTAAGTTCCATGTAAATTGGCCTTCAGTATCAAGATCATCTAGTATGGTATCTTCAAGGTTGTATCTGAGGATTTTGACTGCCCGTCTAAGGTGTCTAGTTTTACTCATTCTTCCACCTCTTCTTCATCTTCTATCTCTTCTTCTTGCTCTAAATCTTCTTCTTGCCAAAAATCAGCAAAATCTTCCAAGTCTCTGCATATAGAATCGGGTATATAACTGCTTACATCTTGAGTTTCACCATTTTCATAAGTAAAAATAACTGTCATCCCTGTAATTTTCATAATTCATTCCTTGCTTTATCAATTTGAAAGCACTCACAATCAAAACATAAATAATCGTTTACTACATCACAATGTTTGCATTCCGGATTAGGAATAAGCGGTAATCCTTTTGCTAAATGGGCGTCTATCAAATCCTCACGATAGTTTAGCCATTCACTTGATGTCATCTTATCAATGTTGATCACGATTCCTCCCATGTTCTTGTATTGTATTCATCAATAATTTCCCGCAAAGTTTGCTTGTCGTAGCCTATCCCACTCATCAGAATGTCATAGAGATACTCTGCGTCCCCTTGCTCCAAGCCCAGCTTAATCGTTGTAATATCGTCTGCAATTAGTCTTTCGACCATACTATGTCTGTCCACGATAGCTCCTCATCATACATACGATCTTCCACGAAATAATTAGCTCCGGTAGCTAATCGCCTTTTATTACCCTCTGATACTGCTTGCATCAGGGTTGCATATTCACCAATAGATTCATTGGTGTGCATATCAAATAATATCCATCTAAGCATAGCGTTTTGCCTCCTCAATTTCACTGATATCAAAATCCCATCCATCAACGATATCGCCATAATTAAAGTCAATTTCCCCGCTAAAAACCATTTCACGGACTTGGACTTCGTCTTCGGCCTCCACTTCTTTTGCATACTTAACAACTTCGGTAGCACAAACAATAAATTTAGGCATTTTCATTCCTCCGTTATTCCGGCACACCGGATAGCTAAACCATTACAAAAATCAATATCGCTTACTTGTCCATGTTCAAATACAATAGGTGATCCATCTTCGGTAAGCGTGTAGTATTCATCAGTATCGCCATTGTCAATACTATGCTCAAAAGCGTCATCAATTACTGATTTATCAGCACAATCTACATAAACTAAATATCTAGGCATTTTCATTCTCCTCTTTGTTTTCCTCTTCCCATTCAGCCATATCTTCAGAAATACAATGATCTTCGTCTATGTGACGGGGAATATATCTTCTAACCCAATCAGAATTACCTTTGATCTCAAAACAATTATCTTGGCCATCTACAAACTCTCCACAAAACCCGCACCCGCTTTCGTAATAGGTGGCACTTACCTCAAAACCCATATCTACAAGCGTTGCGTAGGCATTAGTAGGGGGAGACCAAGCGGAGCAAAAAAACACTTCCAAAGCCCCGTCTTTTCTAAGTTTTTCTACCCTTCCACCATCTGATCCAGCACCAATATCCCACTTTGTTCCCCAATTCTGCACTCGCCAATCCCACCATGCTTGTTCAGGATCAACAAACTCCGGTTTAGGTTCATTGGTAGAACTATTTATAGGAAATGTATGTTTTACTTTTACCTTCGTATAATCCGGTTCAGGGACTAAAGTAGATAAAAACTTATCTTCATTCCAAGCCTGTAATGCTTTTTCCATCATAGCGGGGTCTTTATGGGTTAAAACTAAGTTGTTATTGCACCAATTAGGCATTTTCGTTCTCCTCAATAATGTTGTAATCAATACAAAATTCAATCAAATCTTCATCACTAAGTTTTGACCAATCTTCAGTAAAAACTTCTCTAAGCATTTCCATTTGATGCCTTGTATTACCTTCAAAAAAGTTAATAATGCTATGTTCTACCAATTTCTCAATCATTTCTTTTTTGTTAAGCATTTTCTTCCTCCAATTTAATTACTTCAGCACAATGAGCCTCTGATAAATCTCCGTAATCGTATAAATCCCACGCAAGATTTTCAGCATCTAATTCATTCTCAGCATTTACTTCGTAAATTGCATGGGTGCAAATAACCACTTGATACTTAGACATTTTCAATCTCCTCTGTTGATGTAAAAAAACAAACCAGCTAGCACTACCACTTCAATAATGGCTAAATTCATTGTTGCACCTCATAGTCTCTGTCTTGCCATTTTGTAATCCGGCACTTCATTCCGTTGCCCGCAATAAAAAAGGTTTTACGGCCTTCTTTATGTATCTTGAATGTATCTTCCTTGAATGACCGAAAATCTAAAGGCCGTGTAAAGCGGATAGTCAAGCCATCAGGCACGGATACCTTAGCTTTCTGCTCTAAGCATTTATCCCGCCATAACCTAGCATTACCTTCGACTTGTGGATTAAGGGCGTCCAATTTCTTAATCATGGATATCGGGGCATCATAGTAATATGGCATCATTTCTTCAGTCATCTCTTTATATCGCCATTCATCAGCACTAAATGACATAAGAATTACAATGCCAGCACTATGCCAACTGCCATCAGGTCTAACCATTGTATAAATTCCGTAAGCCGTATTGCCACGAATAGATAAGTCGGTCAATGTCCATGAAGGATTAGTCCCAACTTCACCCGCCTGATTAAACTGCTCTTCTAACCATCTTTTTTTATCCCCATGATAGGGGGGTTGCATTCCTGTCCAGCCCATAATTTTCTCCTCTTAAAAAAATTAGCCTCATACTACTGTCAATAATTTAGCCTCATACTACAACCAAAAATATAGGGATAAACCCTATACCAAAACCCTTATTGCTAAGGGTTTCAGTATCCGGTCTATTGGTTTGCTTGCTTGAGTTGCTCCTCAAGTTTTGCGATTGCTTGCTCGGCTCTTGCCCGTTGTTTTGGGTCGGTGGTTCTATTTAAAATAAAGCGTTGCCATATTAGCGAGGTTTCTAGCGTTCTTTTTGAGTTCATTAGTCCATTACCCCATCATCATAAATTGCGGTAATGCCATGTTCTTTTAAGTAGTCTAGTGCCGGTTTTACTGATCGACTGGCCGAAAGATTGCCTTGCACCCAATCACAACGGGTAATTTTGAGTTCTTCCGGTTTGCGTTTACCCTTGCCGATAAACCAAACATTTAAGCCCTTGCCCATGCAACAAGTCCCGTTATCCTCTTGGCCTTGTCTTTGCCATTCCATCAGCCATAATTCGCGAGCTATTTCCCCGTGATGGCGTAAGGCCTCAAGTTCTGTTGGTGTGTAGGCCTCAATTTTCCGGCCGTATAAATCACAAGTTTTCATTTTTATGCTTCTTCCTCTTCGTGGTCAAAATCTAAAATGTCTAAATGCCTACAATCTTCATACATGGCCAAAAAGGCCTTTTTGTAAGTGTCTGTCAATACTTGATAGCGGGTCTGCCCGCTTGCGTGTTTGATATAAAAAGTAAACCAAGTTTTTTTCATAATTTCCCCCATTTAATAATTGCTGAGACTAAAAGCCATAAGCCATAAAAGCCCGCAAGAATTACGCCAAAAGAAAGAAGCTCACTCCAAACAGTAGTAAGCACTTTCCACAATGTATCTATATCTGATTGGTTCATTTTTAATCATCCTTTCTTGGTTGTTCATCAGGTCTATAAGCTAAATCATAAAATCCCCGTTCTTCCGATGGCACTATTACAATTTGGCCGTTTTCATCCCTAAATTCATGCCCGTAATCATCAAGGGCTATCCCGTTCCGGTCTATGTAGTGAAATTCCATTTTTTGCCCTTAATCTAAAATACATTCTCTAAGAGTTCGCATTTCATCCGGCCAAGATTGCCCGCAAATATAGCTGGCCTTGCCGTCATTAAAAACAATGCGGGAATAAATGCCAAAATTACCCCATAAAGACAAGGGTAAATCAATCCTACGGGATAACCGGTCTTTTGTAGGTTTTCGGCATCCTGAGCTAATAAAACGGAAAATTTCCATTTTTTGATCTTCAGTCAATTCTTGGGGTAGGTCTTTAGCGTCATTCTTAGCACACCAAATCCGGTTTGATAGATTGTCATTCATAATTAAGCCCCTTTTTTACATTTATGGCACAAGCCGAAGCCGTGGCCGGTTGAGAAATACCTATAACCTATTGCGTATTGATAGCGATAGGCCGTAGATTTTTTAAAGCAATATTGCGGGGCTTTAAACCCGCACTTTTCGCAAGTGGTAAGAATCATTTTTATACCCTTTCAGTCTGTGTGATGTGGAAAACATAAGCGGATTGAGGTTTTACTACTTCTTGGCCGGTTTTATCGGTATATCTGATCCATGTAATAACCTTGACCCCCTTTTCACCTTTTTTGACTTGCCGGCCTATTGCTTGCCATGCTTTATAGGTTAGGACATTTTCACGGGGAATGATCTCGCTAGAAGGAATACCTCTAGCCATAAAGCCCGTAAATATTGCCTGATAGTTAAGCCCGCTTGTATTGCCTCTAGCACGGCTTAAGGCCTCTTGTGCATATAGATTAGTCATGATTTACTCCGTGTAAAGAATGGTTTGATTTAATCCGGCCTGTAATTGCTCGGCACTTTCTTTAGTCGCTATAAAATAAGGTGCTGGCACTTGATCAGTCCCTTGATAATTCCAAGCCTTGAACGAGGAAATAAGCAAAACTCTTTCCCCTTCTAACTTCCATACATATAATTCGTTTTTCATAATCTAGCCCTTTCGGTTTAATGGTTTGATTTACTACAATAGGAATTAGACTACCCTCTAAGATAGCAATTCTTGACCTAGATCAAGAAAATCAAAAATAGTTTGAATTTCTCATATTGTGAAAATAGGGGATTTCTCCCCTATCCCTATGCTTTTGGCAAAATCTTAAAAGCCCGCAATACGATTTCCGCAAGTCTTTCTCTACTCTCATCAGGAAGGGATATAAACTCTCTCTGATCTCCCCATATATCGTTAATCAATTCTAATGATCTCTGTATCTGTTCTTGGCTATATGTATTCAAGGTTTAATTCTCCGTTAAGTTAAGGGATCAAATTTCCCTACAATAGAGACGATACAAAAGGCCAAAAGTAAGGGCAAAAAATAAAATCTTTATACTGTTCTTTTATCCAGCCTGTGCATATATACAGTAATTATGGTATCGTCTTATCCATGTTCTGATGATGTTTCTATTATGTATATATGAGAATCCCAAGATTAAGTAAAAAACAAATCAATGAGGCCTTAGATCAAGCCCCAATGTATGAGCTATTGAATGTCAATAAAACTAATCTAACAACCAAACAATTCAAATATTGTGAGGGTCTGGCCAGAGGTGAGACGGGATCAGAGGCTTACCGGAAAGCATACAACACGAAAGCAAAACCCAAGACAATAGCAAACAAGGCCTATAAGATGAATCAGAGAGACGATATCAAGACGACAACAGAAGCGATTAAGTTAGCGATTGAGTGGGAGAAATCGCATACAGCCGGACAAATAAGGGCATTAGTAGCTCATAGATTGACAGTAGAAGCCATAGCTGAGGAATCTAACCCATCAGTCAGGGTAAACGCACTCAAGGCACTAGGCACAATCGCTGGTGTGGACTCATTCATTCACAGATCAGAGACTAAGGTCGTTAAGGATAGCGACAAGGCCAAAGATGATCTATTGGCCATGCTTAAAAATGCCCTAGAGGATAGCTCTCGCACCATTGATGAGGACTTGGATATTCAAAACCTTATGCGGGAAATAGAAGGACAGGGACTTGACGATTCTAGCGGGCATATCAGCGACCCCCATACCCCCCTTTTGGAGAGTAGGAGTCCCTTAGAGACCTTGCATACTATTCCAGACATCAAATCACCACTTGAAAGTAGCCCCCCTATCTCCAAAAATAAAGAAGATGAGCAAAATCAATAAGTTACAAATTGTGCAGGAATTTTCTATAGGAAACACCCCCCTTCGTTGTTTTTTTACAACAGGGGTGGGGGGTATATTTTTATGAGAAATATAAAGGATGTGAAGTATGAGTTGGATTGGGCTATAGGAAGATTAGAGCAGTACGCTAGGCTAGTAGAGTTCCTTAGCCACGAGCATAGTTGTTTGATTAAGGAACAGAAGGACCAAGAGAAACTAGCTGAAATTGAGGCTAAACAGATTATTGAGAGGATGATGAAATGATTGAATCTATTGTAAAACCCCAGCCCCTAGATAATGATGTGGCGGTTATTAAGATCCTACAGCTTATGGGACAGCTATCCGTATCCGATATCCGGTATGTGTTAGAAGTATGTTCCCGTATCTATGGAGTAGTGCAGCACCAAGACCGAGTTGCGTCTGCGCATTGGGTAGCGGGCGAAGAGGCGGGGAGTGACCGCAACTGGGAAAGCCACCTATGAACCGCGATTTAGTCCTAGCCATCCTTGGCATGGCGATTATCTGGTTAACCCTAAATATCCTTTTATGACAGAAAAGCAACAATACGTCTATGAGGTGATTGAGACCTATTGGCTCAAGCGGGGATATGCGCCCTCGATTCAGAACATCATGGATATCACCGGAGACAAGTCTAAGGCTAATATCCAGAGGATTATCGTTCGGCTGTGTGAGCTGGGACACTGCAAAAGAATCCCCCGCACTGCCCGATCCGTCCGCCCCGCATACATTAAATTAAAGCGTCCTAATGAATCTGACAGAACTAGTTAAGAAACTAGACCCTGCCCAGCAAGCTGCCTTTATGGAGGCGGCGGAGGTGTATTTAAATTCTAAGAAGCGCGAAAAAGCAACCACTGACTTTATGGCGTTTGTCCATGAGATGTGGCCCGGATTTATCAATGGCGCCCACCATAAGGTGATGGCCAAGAAGTTTGAGGAGATAGCCAGTGGGAAAATTAAAAGACTTATTATTAATATGCCTCCACGACATACCAAGTCTGAGTTTGCTTCTTATATGCTTCCTGCTTGGTTCTTGGGCCGTTTCCCTAATAAAAAGATTATTCAGTGTTCTAACACTGCTGAACTGGCAGTAGGATTTGGACGAAAAGTCCGTAACTTAGTAGGAAGCGAACAATATGCGAAAGTGTTCCCAGATGTCTCTTTGCGGTCTGATTCTAAGGCTGCTGGTCGTTGGTCCACTAATGCTAATGGCGAGTATTTTGCTATTGGTGTTGGCGGTACCGTTACAGGTAAGGGCGCGGATCTACTCATCATCGACGACCCGCATTCTGAACAGGAAGCTGCGATTGCGGCCACGAATCCCGAAGTTTACGATAAAGTATACGAATGGTACTCCTCAGGTCCACGTCAGCGACTCCAGCCGGGAGGGGCGATTGTAGTCGTGATGACTCGCTGGGCTAAGAAAGACTTAACCGGCAGAATTATTAAATCGTCAGTTGAGAAAGATGGCGACACATGGGAGACGATTGACTTCCCAGCAATTCTCCCGTCTGGGCGGGCGCTATGGCCAGAGTTCTGGGATCTTAAAGAATTAGAGGTATTGCGGGAAGAATTGCCGATATCCAAGTGGCAGGCGCAGTACCAACAACAGCCGACTTCCGAAGAAGGCGCATTAGTTAAGCGCGAGTGGTGGAAGGTATGGGAGCAAGACTACCCTCCTAGGTGTGAGTTTGTGATCCAGTCTTGGGATACCGCCTTTACCAAAAACGAACGTTCGGACTATTCAGCCTGCACGACTTGGGGTGTTTTCTATAAAGACGAGAACGAGAATGACCCTAACGTAATCCTATTAGATGCCTATAAAGCGCGCTTGGAGTTTCCAGAACTCAAGGATAAAGCGTTTGAAATGTACAAAGAGTTCCAGCCAGATGCGTTTATCGTGGAAGGAAAGGCATCAGGACTGCCGTTAATCGGAGAATTACGCCGCATGGGTATTCCCGTATCCGAGTTTACCCCAACCCGCGGAAATGATAAGATAGCCCGATTGAATTCAGTAACAGATTTGTTTGCGTCTGGCAAGGTTTGGGCGCCTGAGAAAAGATGGGCGGAAGAAGTTATCGAAGAGATGGCGTCTTTCCCTAATTCCGATCACGACGACTTGGTGGACTCATCCACGCAAGCGCTTATTCGCTTTAGACAGGGCGGATTCATTAGACTTCCATCCGATGAACCCGACGAACCGCAGTATTTTAAATCCCGACGTAATGCTGGGTACTATTAACTAGGAAAAACATATGGCAATTGATAAAGCTCTCTACCAAGCCCCCGAAGGGATTGACGCTTTGGCTGAAAAAGAACAGCCACTAGAGATTGAAGTGGTAGATCCCAAGGAAGTTACCATTGGAATGGACGGGTTAGAGATTACTTTAACGCCTGACAGCGAGAAAAGCGATGATTTCTACGCAAACTTAGCTGAAGAAATTGATGATCGCGTCCTAGTTTCGATTGCAAGCAGTCTTATAGAAGACTTCGAAGGCGATATTGGCGCGCGAAAAGACTGGATTCAAACTTATGTGGACGGATTAGAGCTTTTAGGCCTCAAAATTGAGGAAAGAAGCGAGCCTTGGGAGGGCGCTTGTGGCGTTTACCACCCACTTTTAAGCGAAGCACTGGTTAAATTTCAAGCAGAAACCATGATGTCCATTTTCCCAGCGTCGGGTCCAGTCAAAACCCACGTTATTGGTAAGGAAACACCAGATAAAAAGGCTGCGGCAGAGCGTGTTCAGGAAGATATGAACTACGAACTGACCGAAGTGATGCAAGAATACCGCCCAGAAACCGAAAGAATGCTGTGGGGCTTGGGTTTAGCAGGTAATGCGTTCAAAAAAGTCTACGAAGATGAGCAATTAGGCCGTCAAGTAGCGATGTATGTGCCAGCCGAAGATATGGTTGTCCCTTACGGCGCTTCAAGCTTGGAGTCTGCTGACCGCGTAACCCACGTTATGCGCAAAACTGAGAATGAATTGCGCGCTTTGCAGGTGGCAGGGTTCTATCGCGATGTTGATATTGGCGATCCAGTAAATGCGCTGGACGAAGTAGAGAAAAAGATTGCAGAAAAGCTAGGATTTCGCGCTACTTCTGATGATCGCTACAAGATTTTAGAGATGCACGTTAACCTAGACTTAGAAGGTTACGAGCATACCGATGAAGATGGCAATCCTACTGGAATTGGTCTGCCATATATCGTAACCATTGAAAAAGGCACAAATACGGTGTTGTCTATCCGTAGAAACTGGGAGCCAGATGATGAGAAACACAAGAAACTCCAACACTTCGTCCACTATGGGTATATTCCCGGCTTTGGTTTTTATTGTTTTGGTCTCATCCACCTTATTGGTGCTTATGCTAAAAGTGGCACTTCCATTATTCGTCAGCTGGTCGATGCAGGCTCCCTCGCAAATCTGCCGGGTGGCTTTAAGACCCGTGGCTTGCGCGTCAAAGGAGACGACACACCAATAGCGCCGGGCGAGTTCCGTGATGTAGACGTACCTTCTGGCGTGATGCGCGACAACATCATGCCTTTACCATACAAAGAGCCAAGCCAAGTATTGATGGCATTGTTAAATCAGATCGTAGAAGAAGGCCGTCGCTTTGCAAATACAGCCGATCTACAGATTTCGGATATGTCTGCTGCCGCGCCCGTTGGCACAACGCTTGCTATCCTTGAGCGCACCCTCAAAGTCATGTCTGCGGTACAAGCGCGTATTCATTACAGCTTAAAGCAAGAGTTAAAGCTATTAAAGAAAATTATCGGTAATAACGCACCGGTAGATTATGACTATGAGCCAGAAGAAGGAAGCCGTAAAGCCAAACAGTCTGATTATCACAATGTAGATGTCATCCCTGTCAGCGATCCTAATGCATCCACTATGGCGCAAAAGATTGTTCAATATCAGGCTGTTATGCAGTTGGCACAGCAGTCTCCAACACTCTTCAATATGCCATTGCTTTATCGCCAAATGCTAGATGTATTGAGCATTAAGAATGCGCATAAGTTAATTCCATTGCCAGAAGACATGATGCCTAAAGATCCTGTCACAGAGAATCAAGATATTCTAATGATGAAGCCTGCCAAGGCATTCCAATACCAAGACCATACGGCGCATATCACAGTCCATATGTCTGCGATGAAAGACCCTAAGATTATGCAGTTGTTGCAGGGCAACCCAATGGCACAGCAGTTACAAGCCGCGATGATGGCGCATATCAACGAACACCTTGGATTCCAGTATCGCGTTGAAATTGAAAAGCAGCTCGGTATGTCCTTGCCTCCTCAGCAGGACGAGTCTGGCGAAGATGTCCACATGGATCCAGAAGTCGAAGCCCGCCTTGCACCATTGTTGGCGCAGGCTTCCCAGCGTTTACTCCAGCAAAACCAACAGCAGGTTGCAGCGCAGCAAGCCCAGCAACAGGCTCAAGATCCGCTTGTCCAGTTACAACAACAGGATATGCAGATCAAGATGGCAGAGCAAAAACGCAAAGCTCAAAAAGATCAAAACGATTTAATGATCGAACAAGAGCGTATCAAAGTAGAGCGCGCCCGTATTGCCGCACAAACAGCTATGGACGCAGCAAAATCTCAAGCTCAAATGGAAACTTCCGAAACAGTCGAGAAGATGAAAATGGGCATAGATCTTGTGAAACATATCTCTGAAAAAGATAAGGCACATCAGTTACAGAACAAACAGTTAGTGACTAATGTTGCACTGCAAAAAAGCAGAGAAGGACACGAAGCACAAATGAAACAAATGGAGCCAAAACAGAAAGGTGAATGATGGACGCTTTTGAAGTTTTAGTCACAGAACTAGACAACAAGGCAGCACAACTTAAAGAATGGATGTCAGCCGGAAACGCACAGTCGTTTGAAAGCTACCAAAAAATTTGCGGGGAGATACAAGGTCTTCTCTTTGCAAAGCAGTACGCATTAGACCTTAAACACAGAATGGAACATTCCGACGATGAATGATTTAAATTTAGCACAAGCAGTAGATTTATCAGCAGTACTCGACAAGAGCCAAGAGGAAAAAGCCAGTCAACTTCCAAAACCACAAGGATATCGCATTCTTTGCGCTATTCCTGAAGCGGAAAAAGAGTTTGACAATGGCCTAGCCAAAGCAGACGTCACTATTAAAAATGACGAAATTCTAACAACAGTCCTATTTGTTGTATCCCTAGGACCCGATTGTTACGCAGATAAAGAGCGTTTCCCCACCGGACCTTGGTGCAAACAGGGTGATTTTATCCTTGTGCGCCCCAACGCTGGAACACGCCTAGTAATCCACGGCAGAGAATTCCGCATTATTAACGATGATTCCGTTGAGGCAATTGTGGACGATCCACGCGGAATTACCCGCAAATTTATTTAAGGAGCCAAACGATGGCAGAATTACAGCAAGAGAAGTATACGTTTCCTGATGAACAGGAAATGCCACCAGCAGAAATGGCAGAAGATGCCATTGATATTGAAGTGGAAGATGATACCCCTGAAGAAGATCGCGGCAGATTTCCTGCCAGCCCTGAAACCATCAAAAAGATAGAGGTCGAAACCGATGAGTTAGACCAATATAGCGCTGATGCGAAGAAGAAGATCATTACCATGAAGCGCATTTATCACGACGAACGCCGTCGTGCTGAAGCCGCAGAACGGGAACGTGAGGCAGCGATTCAGGCCACTAAAAAGCTATTAGAAGAAAACAAACGTATCAAACATATGCTGACAACGGGTGAGCAAGAGTATGTTACGGCTGTTAAGAACACCTCAGAAATGCAACTGGAAATGGCTAAAAAAGCCTATAAAGAAGCATATGACTTAGGAGATTCTGATAAGTTAGCAGAAGCCCAACAAAAGATGGTACAAGCCAGCCTTGAATTGGACAAAGCAAAGAATTTTAAGCTACCTACTTTACAAGAAGATAACTTTGATGTAAAAATACAACAAAATGATCCAGTAGCGCCACGCCCAGACGACAGAGTTATGGAATGGCAGGCTGAAAATCCTTGGTTTGGTCAAGACGAAGAAATGACCGCATCAGCATTAGGGCTACACGAAAAGCTCAAGCGTCAAGGAGTAAAGATTGGATCTGAAGAGTATTACGCGCAATTGGACAAAACAATGCGTAAACGTTTTCCAGAAGCTTTTGAGAAAGAAGCGGAAGAAGAAGCAGAGCCAAAGGACGAGCCTAAAGCAAAGCCCAAAACTATTGTTGCTCCGGCCACTAGGTCGACGGCCCCTAAAAAGGTCAAGCTAACTACTACACAGGTAGCCTTAGCTAAAAAATTGGGATTAACCCCAGAGCAATATGTCCGTGAACTTTTAAAACTGGAGAATTAAGATGACTAAAGCAACTAGAGAAGTAACCAATCGTGAATTTGATGAACGTCCAAAATCATGGGCGCCACCAGAATTACTACCAGAACCTGACAAACAGGCTGGATTCGAATACAGATGGATTCGAGTTTCAATGCTCAACCAAGCTGACCCACGCAATCTTTCATCCAAGATGCGAGAAGGCTGGGAACCAGTGATGTCGGAAGAGCAGCCGAAGTACAAGTTGTTAGCCGCTCGTGAAGGTCAGTTTAAAGACAATATCGAGATTGGTGGATTATTACTCTGCAAACGCCCTGAGGAGTTTGGTGAACAGCAAGCTGCATATTACGCTGAGATGACCAGACAACAAGCGGAAGCTGTAGATAATAATTTAATGCGCCAGAGCGATGCTCGTATGCCTATCTTTAAAGAAGGTAAGTCTACGACTAGCAAAGGTACTAAAAATTAATTAAGGAGATTTAAATGGCATATCCAAACGTACCAAGTACATATGGTTTTAAGCCTGTAAATCTTATTGGTGGTCAAGTTTTCTCTGGTTCAACACGTCAGTTGCCAATCCAGTACGGCTTTAACACTAATATTTTTTACGGTGACGTAGTAGGTATTGCACGTGGTTTCGTAACACGTGAGACTGTAACCACAGGCGCTGGTGCAACCACCGGTTCTTTGGGTTCAGTCGGTATTTTCTTAGGTTGTAACTACACAGATCCAGTTACCAAGCAAAAGCGCTACAGCCAATATTGGCCAGCTGGCACCTTAGCTGGTGATGCATTTGCTGTTGTTACCGATGATCCAGATACCGTATTCCAAGTTGCTGTTGCTGCTACCGCTGGCGCTCAAGCCATTGGTTCTGTTGCTACTGCAATGATCGGCTTGAATATTCAAGGTTCCGATTTGGCTGGTAACGTAAACACTGGTGATTCTTATAACGGCGTTTTGGCCAGTGCAGTTGCAAGCACTTCAACATACCCATTCCGTATTGTTGATTTGAAGCGCGACTCTGCTGTTCAAACTACAGCTACCTATTCAAGCGGTAGTGGTACACCTACATTGACTATTTCAGCATTGCCTTCTAACTTGGTAGTTGGTACCGAAGTTGGTTACATTGCTTCTAATGGTCAGTATGTTGGTTCCGGTTCTTGGGTTTCTTCTTTTGCTGCTGCAGGTTCAACAACTGTTGTATTGAACGCCGCTCCAGCAACTGTTGCTAGCCCAACTGGTACAACCACTGTTACACAAACAATCCCTGCGTCTGCTACGCTCGTATTTACTCAGTATCCTGAAGCTTATGTTAAGTTTAACTTCGGTATCCATGAGTACTACAATGCTACAGCTAACGCTTCAACGCTTTAATTAAGGAGCTATAAATGGCTATTTCACGCGCACAACTACTGAAAGAGTTGCTCCCCGGATTGAACGCATTGTTCGGATTAGAGTATGCTCGCTATGGTGAAGAACACAAAGAGATCTACGAAACAGAGACCTCTGAGCGTTCCTTCGAAGAAGAAACAAAATTGTCCGGCTTCAGCGCTGCACCAGTTAAGCCTGAAGGCAATGCAATTGCGTATGATAATGCGCAAGAAGCATGGACAGCTCGCTACAACCACGAAACTATCGCCCTTGGCTTTAGCTTGACCGAAGAAGCAATCGAAGATAACCTCTACGATTCTTTATCAGCTCGCTACACCAAAGGTCTAGCTCGTGCTATGGCTTACACCAAACAGGTTAAAGCTGCTGCAATTTTGAATAACGGTTTCAACTCCGCTTATACCGGTGGTGATGGCGTTTCATTGTTCAGCACCTCACACCCATTGGTTAACGGTGGCACCAACGGCAACACCCCATCTACTCCTGCTGACTTGAACGAAACCGCATTGGAAAATGCTGTTATTCAAATCGCTGCTTGGACCGATGAGCGTGGTCTGTTGATCGCTGCTAAACCACGTAAGTTGGTTGTTCCTCCTGCACTCCAGTTCGTTGCAACTCGTTTGCTCGAAACTGAATTGCGCGTTGGTACAAACAACAACGACATCAACGCAATCAAGAACAACGGTTCCGTTCCAGAAGGTTACACAATTAACCACTTCTTGACCGCTACCAACGCATGGTTCTTGACCACTGATGTTCCAAATGGTTTGAAACACTTCGTTCGTACCCCACTCCAGAATTCTATGGATGGCGACTTCGATACTGGTAACGTTCGTTACAAGTCTCGTGAGCGTTATTCTTTTGGTTACTCTGATCCATTGGGTGTATACGGTTCTTACTAATCTAGTAAGCTCCAATAAGAACCCCGCTCAAAAGGCGGGGTTTTTGTTTATAATGAGTTATGAAAGTTATTTATGACCTTGGCGCCAATAACGGCGATGATATCCCTTACTACTTAACCAAATCCGACAAGGTTGTGGCTGTTGAAGCCAACCCACAATTAACAAATAAGATTAAAGATAGATTTTCAAAAGAGATTGAATCAGGAAGGGTTGTTGTTGAGGCTTGCGCGGTAACAACAAATAACGCATCAGAAGTTGATTTTTATCTTTGCGATGACCCTGTTTTAAGCACTTTAAAAGCAACTGATAACAGTCGATTTCAAAAGACCACTTTACCAGCTAAGAATGTAATTCAATTAGTTAATGAACATGGATTACCGCATTACATCAAAATAGATGTGGAATTTTACGACCATATTATTTTGAAATATTTGTTTGAAAATGGGATTAGACCGCCATACATTTCAGCTGAGTCTCATACCATTAAAGTATTTGCGCTAATGATTACTTTAGGAAATTACAATAAATTTAAGTTAGTGGATGGGGCTACAGTACAAAATATTTATCCCAATTTTCCGCCTCACGCTGCAGGCCCATTTGGAGAAGATGTCCAAGGCGAATGGTTTGATAAAGACCAATTCTTTAATGTTTTAGCAGAAGCTAAATTAGGCTGGAAAGATATACACGCTACTTACTTGTAGCATTCAACGCATAGACTTTCTAGCTCTCTGCCGGGATTTACAGGCTCAAGAACATTAATATCTTCTAAGTCACTCTCGCGATAATTGGTTCTGCGTATGTTTTTAAACCCGCACCAATCTAACATAAAGCGCAATGTATCCCAATCCCATCCCATTTTGTGTCCATGATTGTGTAGCATACCCATAAAAATAGAACCATCTGTGGGGTAATCTTGACCAAGGTATGCATTACGATACGCGTCCAAAAATTCTCTATCGTGCTGTAAATACTTTGAACACCACAACTCTAAATCAGGCACAAGAATGCGCATAATTGCACCATCTTTCATGGCAGTGCAAGATTTTTTTAAAAAATTAACCCCATCTTGATAGCTTAAATGCTCTAAAAAATGGCAGTTATAAATTACATCAACATCTTTAAATGGGAAATCTTTACTTAAATCTACATTTAAATATATATCAGAATCTGGATGACCATCTTCCCAGCCAACATTAATAAATCCGGGCAGGATATTTCCACCACATCCTAAGTTTAATTTAAGCATTTTGGGTATCGGTTCTATTTAGGCTAGTTGAGTGATCGTTATCTGCTAAAGCTAATGGAGGAAAGCACAGGACACTTTTGGTCTTTTCATAAGCTGCTGGCATAGCCATATCTAATCCTGATGGCTGAACTGTCATAGATCCGCCATTAGGGATATTGACAGTAACTAAGTTTTTAAGTGGGTAGCAAATATCTAAAAACTGCCTCGCGCCCGCAGGTGTGATGCTATAACAAAAGCTACCATTAAATAAATGCAAACGCATAAATGTATAGTTGACGGGATTATTTAAATATCCTTGTTTATTTGCCCGCATACTTTCTTGGTTAAATACAATTTGCATGGGAGATAAAAATGGTAATGTACTTACTGTTATTGGGCAATCAAAGTTCCATCCCCAGCAGACAAAATCAAATGGATTAATGGTTTCTAAATGATATAAAGAGTTACCAATATCTTTGTGCAAAAACGCATCATCTTCGCAAATAGTAAACATCTCATTTCCAGCAGCGCACATCTTCCAAAGCTCAATATGCGACATAGCATTTCCTAGCGCTCCCGGACGATAGTTTGGCACTTGTTTAATTGTGCTGCCATCTACTGCATCAAATACTTCAAAGTTTATATGGCCATTTCTATCTCTAAATTGTTGCAGTCTTTCTGGAGTTTTCTTTAATGAAATAACATAATTTTTCATAAAACCTCTTGCAAAAACTCTTTGGTCATTGTCATGCCACGCTCAAACTGAGCATCAACATCCTTATATCTAAATACTTTCATTACGCCATCTTTTATATATGGTTCAATAAAGTTTTGATCTCTAGGCTCATCTCGATAGTCTCCAAGCCATACGAAAGTAGGAATTCGGTTCATAGAACTCATAGTTTTAATTCCGCTATCACTGCCAATAACTGCAGTGCATTGACCAACATAAGCCAAACTCTTCGCAGGATTAGGATCGCATACAAACTTAAGGGTTTCAGATTGACGAATACCCATGCCCTTTAATTCTTCCTCTAAGCCAAATACCATAAGGTTGTAATCTTTAGACTTTAGATCTTTAATTACGCGCGCAGGAATAGATTTAAGAATCATTCCAAACTTCTTTTGGGTATCAATAGAAAAGGAACTGCCATTTACATGGACTCCCACTACGGGTTTACCATTATTAAACAAAGGCTTTTCGTGGTCAAAAGGAAATATGTCAAAGTATTTCGTTCTTGGACATAGAACATACTGTTCAGATCTTGGCAAAGCATTCAGAACTTGATTTTGTTCATCCAATGTTTTGAATATAAACAAAGCTTCAGGTTGTATCCCAACCGTATCCCAAAAATCTTTAGCTCCTTTTAAATGGGTTACACAGCAATAACGAATATTGTTCTTTTTGTTTGCATCAATAAATGGCAGACATTGTAGAAAGTCTCCAACCCCACCTTGCAACAAAACTATTTGGCCCATTTAATTAAATCCTCTTTAATGTTTTGAACTACAGATTCCCAATCGCCCAATTTGGGCTGGCGGTAAAGTTTAATAGTGGGATACCAAGGGCTATCGGTTCTATCCATAAACCAACGCCAGCAGGTATCAAATCGGTTCATCATCCATACCTCTTTGCCCATTGCGGCGGCAACGTGGCAAGTAGAAGTATCTACGCAAATAACCAAATCTAGGTTAGCAATATAAACTGCGGTATCCGCAAAGTCTTTAAAGTAGGCAGTATCATTAATCATATTCTTCCATCCCAAGCAGTCTTCTAACTCTTTTTCTGGGCCTTCGCCTTTTTGCAAAGAATAGAAATTAACATCAGCTTCTTTTAATGGTAAAAGCTTTTCCAAAGCAATATTTCTGCGTTCATTAACCGCCCATACTTCTGGCTGGTCAGGCCTAAAACCACCACTCCAAACCAAACCTACATTCTTTTTTCTACCAAAAGAAAAGAATTGTCCTTTAAATTCTTCTACCAATTTGAGGTCTGGCTTAATATAAACGCCATAAGGGATGTTATCCATACGGGTCTTAAAAGCGTAAGGAAGGCTCATAAGCGGAATATGTAGGTCATATGCTGGTATGGCATCACCTTTTACAATTATTTGATCTACGCCCTCTAAAGTAGCTAATAAACGAGCCAATGGTTTATCAGTACCAAGAAGAACTTTTGCACCTTTTTCTTTGGCTAGTTTTGCGTATCTACAAAACTGGAGCATATCTCCAAGACCCTGTTCCCCGTGGATAAAAAGTGTTTTTTCGTCTAAATCCTGTGTTCCGTCATACAGAATTCCGGGCAATGGCGGTCTTGGATAAACTGCACGATTCCAGCGCCATTCATGCTCTTCCCAAGCAATATCGTATTCCCCACGCAAAAGCAGGCATAAAGACCGATTAAAACGGGCATCTGCAAGGTTAGGATCAATCGCTACAGCTCGGTTATAGTCCTCAATAGCCTCATCAGGACGACCTAAATTTTGGTAAACCAAACCTCGATTATTGTAAAAAGCCTCAACACCCTTAGGATTTTGAGCTATTCCAGCTTGATAACAGGCTAGAGTTTCTTCCATCCTATGGAGTTTTTGCAGTGCAATACCCTTGTTATTGTAGGCTTCTGGGAAATTTGGCTTATATTTCAAAGCTATATCGTATTGTTTAATTTCTTCTTCAGTTTTATGCAAAGAACCCAAAACAATACCCTTATTGTAGTAAGCCTCAGCATAAGTTGGGGCTATGGATATGGCTTTTTCAAAATCGTCTAATGCCAATTCTGGCTGTTTTAGTGCTGCAAACACATTTCCTCGGTTGTTCAGGGCAACTGGATTGTCTGGCAAACGCTCAATTGACATATTAAAATATCGTAGCGCAGCAATGTAATTTTTGACGCCACCCAAAATACAACCAATTAAATGGTAAGGATCAGGGTTTTCTGGCTGTTGGGATATGATGCTTTCGCAAAACATGATGGCTTGTTCATTTTGCCCATTTTGCATGGCTTCTTGGGCAGCCATTAGTTTTGATGTATTTTTTTCAGTAAGCGGTATAAACTTGGGCTTGTTTACAAGCTTTTTACTTTTATTTTTCATCACAAAAGTTTACACCAAAACTTGATATAAAAGTTTAAATAGTGTATAAATACAACATCTGGGTGATTCCCTATTCCACCACTGCCCCAGCAGACGATGCAACGATCGGAATAGGTTCTTTTGCATAAGGAGTCCATTATGGGACGTAGTACATTTGAAGGTCCGATTCTATCGGGAGACCAAAGATTTGGTCCACAACGCGATGTTGGTTCAGTTATATTGTCGCAGTATGTTTTCATGAATTTTGCTAACACCACATCTGGCACTGCTGGTTATGGTGGTGGCTCTGGTACATTTGTTGATGCTAATGGTATTCCTAACCAAGCAGCAACCATTTGGGTTCCACAAGCTGGCTCTTACAGCACTAATGGTCCAACTTTAGCAACCGCTCCTACTGCTGATGCAGCCGGTACTATCTATCGTGGTTGTGCATTCTTGTTGCCAGCAAGCTCATATTTATATGCAGTAGATTTAGATTTCATTCAAAACCCAGTTGATGCGGCTACTTTATCTCCTTCAACAGTTGCTTGTTATGTATCTAATCAGTTCGTAACTTCTTCTACTGGCGCTGTATATGCAAGCGTTGCTTCTAATACTTCAACCGCTATTGGTCGCACTGCCGCTTCTTTTACAGCAACTCAGTATGCTAACGCACAGTCTACATTGCAAGACGTTCAGAACATTCAGCCCGGTCAACAGCCTACATGGTTTAGCCAAGTAGTTGTTACTTTGGCAATGACTGGTAATAGCTGGAATGCTCCTGTAGCTGGTAAGTTTGGAATTACCTTACGATATGTTCAAGCTGATACCAATATTGGAACAAGTACAACTTACCCATACGGTAACTTTGACTAATTAATCCAAGGGGGAGGAAACTCCCCCATTAACAACTTAGGAGATTAATTATGACAGGTTCTGTTGTACAAACTAATAACGTATTAAATTCAATCACTCGTCAGGCTAAAACTGAGCCTTTTGATTTGCAGGTTGCTCGCGGTCAAATCACGGGCCATAGTGCTATCAGTATTTTTGGATATCAGGCAACTGTTTCAAACGTAGCTATTCCTATTTGGGAAAATGCTACTGCATATACATTTGCTACTTCAGCTACCGCACTTTCAATTGCAAGCTCATCTGCATCTGATGTATCTCCAGCAGCGGTGACAATTAGCGGTTTAGATGCTAACTTCAATCCATTATCTGAGAATGTTATATTAACTGGTACCACTGTAGCGACTACGATTGGCAGTTATTTGCGCGTTAATTCGATGGTTATGACTGGTGTTGCAGCAAGCCAAACATCAAACGTAGGCACAATTACCGCAAAACAAGGCAGCAATATTCTTGGTCAAATTAATGCTGGAATTGGTAAATCCCAAAGCACAGTCTATACAGTGCCAAATGGTTATAGTTTTTATTTGTCTTTGGCTGAGGTAAATACTTCTAATAGTTATACCAGCGCAAATATTGTGACCTACAGAGTGCAAGCAACTGATAACAATTTTGGTGTAACTAAAACTATTTTACAACAGCCATTTGTTTCAATTTATACCGCTAATAGAACTTCTGAACCATTTTTATATGGACAAAAAACAGACATTCAATGGCAATTGTCTACCAGCACAGCAACACAAATTGCAGCCGGAGTTATTATTTCTGGCAAATTAGTTAAAAACCAAGGCGAATACATAGGTTATTAATTATGGCTAAGACTCCTGCATGGCAGCGTAAAGAAGGTAAAAGTCCTACTGGCGGTTTAAATGCCAAAGGTAGGGCTTCTGCTAAAAAGCAGGGGATGAATTTAAAGCCACCTCAGCCAGAAGGCGGATCACGCAAGAATTCATTCTGCGCCCGCATGGAAGGCCACAAGAAGAAAAATACCAATGCAGAAACGGCTAATGATCCTAATAGTAGAATTAATAAAGCGTTGAGAAAGTGGAAATGCTAATGGAATCAATTATGCAATTTTGGAATGCGTTACTAACAATCGTTGTTGGAGCAATCGGATACTTTGTTAAAGAAAAGTTTAATGATTTAGATCGTGTAGTTATTTTGGTTAATAAAACCCGCGAAGAAATGGCTCGTGATTATATTACCAAACAAGAAGTTCGTAGCGATATGCAACAAATTATTGACCGATTTGATAAACTAGAAGCTAAGTTAGACCGCTTCATCGAAGGACACAAATAATGCCATACGAAGAAACTGGTAGTCAAAAAGCTAAACGCGAAGCTTACATGAAGGCCAATAAAGAGCGTGGCATTCGTCAAGAAGCAGAACGCGATTACAAGTTATTTGGCACAACAGAGCAAAACATTCCACAAGTAAACCCCATGGGTGATGCGGTTATGCCTTCTGCAACTGGAATGAAAAAAGGCGGTAAAGTAAGCTCCGCTTCTGCACGTGCTGATGGTTGTTGTGAGCGCGGTAAAACTAAGGGACGCTTTGTATAATGCCAAGTGTCTCTAAAAAGCAAAACAATTTGATGGAAGCAGTTGCGCATAATGCGAAATTTGCTAAAAAAGTAGGTATCCCTCGCTCTGTCGGTGAGGATTTTGTAAAGGCCGATAAGGGCAAATCTTTTAAAAAGGGTGGCGATATGAAAATGAAAGAAACAATGGGTCCACGCAATATGTCGAAAGACGTAGAAGCTGGTTCAAACAAGCATCGTAAATTTGGTCAATCTGAAGTTCAAAAACGCGGTTTAACCCGTGGCATGAATTTAGGTGATACTGGCAAGACCGAGCCAATTGAGTCTGAAAAGAACATGAAATCTTTTGAAGCTTCAATGAAAAAAGGCGGCAAAGTTAAGAAGATGGCTGCTGGTGGAATGACTAAGTTCCCAGTAGAAAAAGGCATTATGGCTCCTTCTAAGCAAGGTATTCGTCCTCATGGCGAGCATCCAGATCAAGAGCGCGGTCATACACGCGCAATGATGCCTAAGATGGCTGGCAATGATATTGGTACAGGTTCTCCTGTTAATACCAAGAAAAAAGGTGGTATGGTTAAGAAGATGGCTTCTGGCGGTACTGCATCATCCCGTGCTGATGGTATTGCACAAAAGGGAAAAACCCGCGGTAAATATTGCTAATAAAGGAAATATTATGAAAATGGATCACCCACCAATCTCTAAAGATATGCAAGCTGAAGAGCATATGATTCACCCAGAGCATATTGAAAAGCATCATGGCGGAGACGGACACGTTCAACACCACGAGCATTTCAAGAAACACGCTGCTGGTCACAAGTTGCACCACGAACACGTTAAAGCAATGTGTGGCGGTGGTTATGCTAAGGGCAAGAAGTAATGATGGCGAGTCGCGGAATGGGTGCAGTAAGCCCTTCCAAAATGCCCAAGAAAAAGGTTATTCATCGTACGGATAATCCGAATGATGTTGACCTTTTTGCTAAAGGTGGCAAGGTTGGTTTGTATGCCAACATCCATAAAAAGCAGGCTCGTATAGCAGCTGGATCTGGTGAACATATGAGAAAGCCCGGTAGTAAGGGCGCTCCAACTAAAGATGCATTTATTCAGTCTGCTAAAACAGCGAAGAAAAAATAATGGCATATACCAGTGGTAATTCTACATTTAACCTTGACCTCACTGAGCTTGTAGAAGAAGCCTTTGAGCGTTGTGGCTCGCAGTTACGCACTGGATATGATCTTCGCACCGCAAAAAGGTCTATCAACCTATTAACGATTGAATGGGCTAATCGCGGTATTAACTTTTGGACAGTAGAGGAAATCTCTATTCCATTGGTATATGGCCAAGCTATATACCCAGTTGGAGCTGATACGATTGACATCTTAGATTTGGTTACTCGCACCAATAATTCTCAGGCAAACAATCAGCAAGATATCAATTTAAATCGTATTTCAGAGTCTACGTATTCTACGATTCCTAATAAGCTGACTTATGGCCGTCCAATTCAAGTTTGGTACAACCGTCAAACAGGTAATTCCAATATCTATGCTGGCGTAACTTTGGCGGCTACTTTGACCCCATCAGCCACCACAATTACCCTGAGTTCGACCTTTAATATGCGGTCTACTGGATTTATTCAGATTGACAGCGAAATCATTGGTTATGTCAATATTTCAGGAAACCAGCTTTTAAACTGCTATCGTGGACAGTACAATACTACAGCGGCGTCACATAGCGTCGGAGCAGCGATTTACGACCAGCAATTACCTAGCTTGGCAGTATGGCCTACCCCGGATAATGGAACGCCGTATACGCTTGTTTATTGGCGTATGAGACGGGTTCAGGATTCAGGTACTGGTGTGTATGTTCAAGACATTCCGTTCCGTTGGATTACTTGTTTGGTGGCTGGTTTAGCATATTACTTATCTATGAAGTTGCCCGGCATGGATATACAACGTGCAGCAGGCTTAAAAGCAGAGTATATGGAGCAATTAGAGCAGGCTAT